AAGAGTATAATATTAATATTAAAAATGAGTAAAATTATGTTAAAAGGATTAGCAAGAAAATTGGGCAGAGTATTAGCGCCAATAGTATTAAAAGAGTTAGTAGTAGTACTAGAAGAAATAATAAAAGTAGACATCAATCAAGATGGAAAAATAGGTAAATAAGTATTAATAATTAAAAAAGTAAAGTAAATGAACAGTGTAAAAAGTTTTGAAGAAAAAAGTGCAGAGCAAGTATTGGAAAAAGAAACAACCCCGTTAACAAGACATGATGTGGATGATAGTCCGTTCGTGGTTATTGGAAACGATGAAAATGGATGGGTTGGAACTATGGGAAAATATAGGCTAACAGAAGAATTTAAAACGTTAGATGAGTGTAAAGAAGATTTAAAAGAAATTACATGGAATCGAATAGTGCAAGTGTTAGTATTAATTAATCAAATAAATGAAGTAAAAGATGAGCAGTAGTGTAAAATTAGGCGGAGAGCGTCTAGGAAGTGGAAAAAAGAACAAGTATATAACAAAGACGTTCGAAAGAAGTACGCATAACTTAAGTTATTTATGGCGTAGTAGTATGAGTGCGGGTACATTAGTACCCTTTATGAGTGAGGTAGGATTACCAGGAGATACGTTCGATATTAGTTTGGATTGTGATGTGAAGACGTTACCGACGATTGGGCCGTTATTCGGGAGTTATAAAGTGCAGTTAGATGTATTTGAAGTGCCAGTGAGATTATTTCAAGGTAAGCTTCACCTGAATAAGTTAGAGTTAGGACGTGAAATGGACAAAGTGCATTTGCCACAATTAAAGTTAAAGCATGCGTATAAGCCTGAACAAGTATATGATGATAATAGCCAAATAAACCCGAGTTGTATATTTAGTTACTTAGGAATCCGTGGATTAGGAAGAACAAAGAATGGAGCAAGTGCAACAGTTGAAAGAAAATTTAATGCAGTCCCCTATTTAGGATATTGGAGCATTTTTAAGAATTATTATGCGAATAAGCAAGAGGAAAATGCGTATGTGATACACACGAAAAATGGGAATACAGATATTTCAACAACAAATCAACATATAATTGCACAAAATGGGGGGAGTGATAGTATATGGTCATCAGCAATAACAAAAAATGCAGGAGATGTTAAAGAATTAAGATTTTCATATGTCCCGGAAACAGCAACGGGGGAAATTGATTTTTATAAAGCAAGAGTAAAGTACAGAAGTGGGAGTGCGCCGTTAGCAATACAATATGTTAGTAATTTGTTTGAAAATTATAGATTTGAATGGATAAATGGAGTGTATTATTTAATATGTTATGATTTTAAAGGATTAGATGGAAATTTAGAGAATACGACGACTTGGCAAAAATTTAATGCAGTTCAAGCGAGTACAATACGATATGCAAATGATACAACAGAGTTAGAAGAATTTCCGTTAGCGAATATTGATGAAATGACAATGGACTTATTGACAGATGTGAGAAATCCGACATCGTATTTAATACAAGATACTAGTAGAACACCATATAGTTTGCCATTAAAAATGGAAAATGGAGCAAGATGTATGATTGGAACACAAGAGGGATTAGCATTAAAGACATATCAAAGTGATAAGTTCAATAATTGGATAGATACAGAGTGGATAGACGGAACAAATGGAGTTAGTCAAGTGACGAGAGTTGCAACTGATAGTGATGGAGCGTTTACGATTGATGCGTTAAGTTTAGCGAATAAAGTATATAAGATGCTGAACAGAATTAACATGAGTGGTGGAAGTTATAATGATTGGATAAATGCAGTGTATAGTCATGATAGTGTTAAGAAAACAGAGAATCCAGTGTACCATGGAAGTTTGATAAAAGAGTTAGCATTTGAAGAAGTGATAAGTACGGCAGAAACTGAAACAAGTAATACAGACCATGCGTTAGGAACGTTAGCGGGGAGAGGAAAGTTAACAGGAAAGCATAAAGGTGGAAAAATGGTAGTGAAATGTCATGAGCCGTGTTATGTAATGGGAATAGCAAGTATTACGCCAAGAGTAGATTATAGTCAGGGGAATAAATGGGATACGAATTTAAAGACATTGGATGATTTACATAAGCCAGATTTAGACCAAATTGGTTTCCAAGATTTGATAACAGATGAGATGGCGTGGTTTGATACTGCAATTGACCATATAGGGTCAGATAAAGTTGAATTTAGTTCAGTTGGAAAAGTACCAGCGTGGTTGAATTATATGACGGCAGTGAATCAGACAAGAGGAAACTTTGCAGAAGGAAATAAAGAGATGTTTATGACATTGAATAGAAGATATGAAGGGACTTTAGAAAGTGGCAAAGAAGGGATTAAAGATATAACAACGTATGTAGACCCGAGTAAGTTTAATCACATATTTGCAGAT